CTGTGTTTGACCATACTGCTCATTTTATAAATACTTATGGTATGTTTCAAACTCTTGCATCTAATGGACACATATTTAGAGGTAAGGAAGCAGTTAAGTCTGCTAAAACTTTGTTTGCTAAGATGGCAAATGGAGATAAAAAATCATTAGAATATTTTGCTAAAGCTAAACAAGAAGGTGTTGTTGATTCTAGTGTTAATGCAGAAATAGTAAGAAGAAACTTAGATGTATTTGATGAAGATTTAGGATTAAAAGGTCCGGGTAAAAGATTAAGAAAAGTAGGAGAAGGTGTTAAAAAATATCTTGTAAAAAAACCACAAGAGTGGTATGGTTTGACTGATGACTTTGGTAAGTTAACTGCATTACAAGCAGAACAAAAATCATATCAGAAAGCACTTAATTTAACTGATGACGAAGCATTTAAATATGCAGCAGAAGTTGTAAGAAATACTATGCCTTCCTATACAACTGCTATTCCATTAGTAAGAAGTATTCTTTCTAGAAATCCTATTATAGGAACATACGCAACATTTCCTGCAGAAATATTAAGAACTAATTTTAATATTATAAGAATTGCAAAAAGAGATATAGAAAAAGGAATAGCAACTGGGAATGTTGAGTTAATTAAAATAGGTGCAAGAAGATTATCAGGACTAGCTGCAACAACTGTAGGTCTTGACTATGCATTTAATAGAAATAATGAAGATGAAATTACAGGTATGGGTGTAACTAAAGAAAGTCAAAAAGGAATTAATCAACTAGTTTCTTCTTGGCAAAAAAATACTCAGAAAGCTTATCTTGAGCCTATATATGAAGGACAAGGTGGAGAAATATTTACAAAGTATGTTGACTCAGGTTCATTAGATGCAAACCATTATACTAAAAATATTGTTAAGTTTGTTCTTGGTAAAGTTTTAGCAGGTAAAGATGTTTCTGAAACTGAATTAAATGATATGTTTTATGATAGACTACAGGAAATAGCAAGTCCTTATTATTCTACAAAATTTTTAGCTAAAAGTTTTGGTGAAATAATGTATGGTGTTGATGAAAATGGTAGACCTGTGACAAAAGAAGAAGCTTTAACAAATTTAGGTAAGGTTGTAACTCCGGGTACAGTAAAAAATTTATATAAAGCATTAATAACTGCTAAGAGAGCAGAAGAAAAAGCTGAATTTGATAAACTTCCCATTGCATCTACTGCTTCAGGTTATCCTATAGTATATGAAGATGAAAAATATTTTAATAGAACAGGTATTAGAAAACAAAAAATGAATGTTTCAAAATCTGTGGGATATTTTTTATATAATGAAGTACAAGGTTTAAAAGAACCTATTAAAAGTTTTCAAAGCACACTAAAAAGATTTCCTTCTAAAGTATATACACAAGAAGACATTGATGAAGTTGTTAAGGCATATCTAGATTCTCAAGTAGAAAGAAAAGAATTAATGAGACAGTTTTCTGATAGATTAAAACTTGTAAAAAATATACAATACTATAAAAAAGAAGGTGATAAAATATTTAAAAAAAGATTTGGTTTGGAAAAAATTTTACAGGCTAATGCTAGAATGGGAAGACGTAAAATAGATAAGGATATTTTATATGCTTTAGCAGATGGTAAAAATGGTGAAGGATTTTTTATTCCTGATAGAGTAGTAAATAAAAATAATATAATAACAATAATAAAAGATAAAAGATTTCCACCTGAACTTGTAAAGCAGTTAGCTGCAGTTCAATCACAAATAACAGGAGCTAGATTAAGAGATGAGTAAAGATTTAACAAAACTATCTAGAAAAGAACTAGAGAGCAAGTTGGCTAAGAAGTATGGTGTTGAAAAATACTTAAACCAAAGAAGCCAACTACTTAGTCTATTAGGTACTAAAGGTGAGACTGATATACAGACAGGATTTACAGGTCCTGAGACTGAAGCCTTATCTATTATGTTTGAGAATAGTCCTGCAATAGGTAGTCGTTCTAAGGCAGAGGGTGGCATTGTTAGTTTGTCTTTAGGTAGTGGTGAATTTGATGACACTGATTCTTTAGATGGTCAAGATTTTTCTGGTGGTGGTTTTGACGAAGCAGATGATGAAGATGAAAGCAGAGCAGGAGATTATCAGACTACTACAGATACAGTTGAATCTAAAACAGGTGGTGATGATGTACAATCAACTGTTTTCTCTGGTCTAAGAGGTGATGATATACTAAAAGAGATTGAAAACAATCCACAGTTAAAAGGATTCTTAGGAGATAAGATGAGAAGCCTTGTTAAGGAAGGTAAAATATCTAATCTTGAAAGAGATGATAGAGGAAGACTTACAGGTATGTATAGTGAAAGTAGTTTGCCCGGAATGTTAGGTGGTTTAGCTAGTCTTTTAGATATACCTATAAAAGGTAAGGTATATACAGGATATGGTGAAGGATTTAATATAGGTGGTTCTGATGATGGTGATGATACTTCTCAAATGATAAGAAAGATTTCACAACAAAAGAAAGAAGAAAAGAAAGACACACCACTTACTCAAGCAGAAATAGATTACTATACTAGAGGTATGGGTACTGCAACTAAACCTTTAAAAACTTTAGAAGATGTTAATAAACATATGGCAAGTTTAGTAGGAACAACTGAAAGTCCTACAGGTGCAAAACTTTCTAAGGATAAGCAGTTTTTAGTATTACCAAATGGTAAGATAATAAATCTTAAAACAGGTAGAGTTCAAGAGAGTATGTCAGGCTTAGAATTATTTAGAGGGGGAATGATTTAGTGAAGTATAATATGACAGAACTATTAGACCAACTAGTTTTACACGAGGGTCTAGAGTTACTTCCTTATAAGGACAGTCTTGGCATAGATACAATAGGTATAGGTAGGAACTTAGAGCATAGAGGATTGAGTGAAGAAGAACTTGTACATATTGGTAAAGATATATCTGACATATGTGAATGGGGTATTACTAAGGAACAGGCATACTACCTTGCAGAAAATGATATAAAAATAGTTGAGGAAGAAGTTTGCAAAGCACATCCTTGTGTGGTAGAATTAGACGAAATTAGACAAAGAGTAATTATTGACATGGCATTTAACATAGGTGTGCCAAGACTAAATAAATTTGTTAAGATGTGGAAAGCTATAGATGAACAAGACTTTGCAGAAGCAAAGGTTCAGATGTTAGATTCTCGTTGGGCAAATCAAGTAGGTAACAGGGCAGTGCGACTTTCCAATGCAATGGATACAGGAGAGTGGGTATAATGTGGGGTGCAATAATTAGTGGAGTGACAAGTCTTGCTTCTTCTTATATGGATAATAGGAAGATAAAGACAGAACACAAGGCAAAGGTAGAACAGGCAAGAGTTAATGCAGAAATTAATAGAATCGAAAAAGCTGCACAGTCAGACCAAAACTATGACCTTGAAGCCTTACGACAAACAAGATATAGCTGGAAAGATGAGTATATACTTGTCATCCTTACCCTACCTTTCATTGGCAGCTTCATCCCTGATATACAAGACCATGTTCTCAAAGGATGGGAATACATAAACAAAGCACCTGAATGGTATCAATGGAGTTTTATGGGAGCAGTTGCTGCATCATTAGGAATCAGGTGGGCATTTAAGTTCTTCAGTGGTAAGAAGTGATTCATCTTCTTCATCTTCCATTTCTTCAGGAAATGCCTGAGACATAAGTTCAAGAACTTTTTCTATACCAATAATCTCCATACCCTTGACAATCTCTTGTTCCAAAGATTCTGTAGTAATCTCATCTGCATCTATATTATTACCTCTAACTCTAGATAATAACTCTAGAGCTTTCAATGCAGAGGTTGTCTGTCCTTGAGTTCTTGCAACACCATACTGCTTTTCTATCTCATCAACAACATCAATACTAGTTGTCATATTGATAGCTAGTTCGTCTAGTCTTTCCTGAACTGCAGGGTCTTGAAGTAATCTTGAGCCTGTGTTGTGTGCAGATATCTCACTATATCCTGCATCCTTTGCAGCTCTAGTTGCGTTCTTATGTAGGATATAATTCTGACAAAACTTTTCTTGTTTTTCTTTAAGCTGCATCTTCTATTATTTCATAGTAGTATTTTTCATTTGCCTTTATTGAGTTTTTCCAAACTTCAGATACTAGAGTATTCTTGCCATGAACTTTTAAAGCCATGTCCATATCTGTGTTAGCAAATAATTTTTCACAGTCTTGAGCCATTGCAAGTAGTTCTCCTGTAGTCCAAAAGTATTCACCATTAGTTTCAACTCTAAAGTATTTAGGTTTATCTAGTACTTTTTCATTTTTCATTTCTTCAGTAACTTCAGCAACTGAACAGTCAAAGCCAAACAATTCAAAGCTTCTAAAGCCAAGTATGTGAGCAATAGATATAGTTCTCATTGCCGCACAAGTACCACCTGCAACTAGTGTTTCTCCTTCTTCTATTCCTGTGTTAGTATTAATTTTAAGTTTGTCCTTTACACTTGTATCTCTTAGTGCTTCAGAGTAAGCAGACCAACCTTTTATATTTGCACCTTTTTTTATGAGGTGTTTTGTTACTGAAGGGTCAGTCATTGAAGCAACTAAAAACTTAGTATCTTTATTTATTTTTTTAAATAAGTCTTTTCTTTTAACTCCATGTGTGCTGATACCATCAATAGGTCTTGGGTCAAGTATAGAACATATAAAAGGACTAATACCATTCTCTAATAGTTTAGGATAGCTATGTTTTACACAGAACACTTTAGTATTAGGTTGTCTAGCTTTCTTTTTAAGTAAGTTAAAGTCTGTACTTGAACCACCTGAAACAATAAGTGCAGTTTCATTATGTATCTTGCTATGCTTTAACCAATTAAAATCTTTAATAAGTTTTTTATTTTCTTTTATGTTTACAAATATTTCATCTGCAGGTCTAGAATCTTTTGGTGTTACCACAATGGGCATACGAGTTATCTCGTCAGGTAAAGGTTCTACTCCTTTTTTATTTGCAACAAATGCTAAGTGAGTTCTACCACCACCAACAACTCTGTCATTAGAAGGTAATACAATTTTACCATATGCTTTTATTTCTTTTATAAGTTTATTAACTCCCATGTTTTTTTCTTCAGGTTGATTTCCTTCTTCATCCTTAGAAAAGAAATCATCAAACACAATTAAAGGTACTTTCTTTAAATCTTTATAGTCAGACTTAACAGTTTCATATGAGTGACCACCATCAATAAAGGCAAGGTCAACTTTGTTAGCTGACTTACATTTTTTTAGTGTAATCTTTGAATCACCTTTATGTAATTTAAATGTAAACTCTTTACCTTTCTCTTTCATCTTTTGTTTAAACTGTTCTAGTCTATTACTAACTATCTCTATAGTATGATGTTGCTTAGTATTCATTTCTATATCATCAGTCAAGGCAGTTGCTTCTTCAAACAAGTCAAAACCAAAGTAAGAAAACTTATCTCTATATTCAAATACTGCAAGTGCCATCTCTATTGCACGACCACCATTCCATGTACCAACTTCAGTAATTGATTTAGGTTTGTAATGTCTTATTATATCTGCAAGTTGTCTATATCTAGGTAACTTTATATCC